GGAAACTCATAATCCATTGGATTATCAGAATTCTGCTTCGTTACATTATACTTATCTTTATCCTTCTTAACACTTTGCCTCATAAAACGCATTTTCATTGCATCAATATAACGCAACTCCTGAATTCCTTCATGAGGTTTTTTCAAATCAATAATTTTATGATAATAGATACGTCCATCAATATACCAATTCCTATAGATTTCATGAGCTTTTTTATCAAAATCTAAAAGATCTTTAATAAATTTAAATTCTGCTCTAATTTTATCTTTAATCCCATCACTAGCATTCAAGTTAGATAATTCAATCTCAACAGGACTATCATTAGTATCAACAACGATTGCTTCATTTACAATATCTTCAATAGCACTATCACACTCTGGATGAAGTGCCATTTCACGATATCTCTTAAGAAGATCAAATTCAGTTCTATAGATTCCTTCAATATCAACATACGAACCAAAAAAACCACTAGTTAAATAGTGGTCACTCCCATCCTCATTATTTGGAGGAATGGGAGAAACTGCTGTAGGAGATAGTAATTCTTCGCCGTCCTCTATTGAGAACCCAAATAATTTAGCCATAATTTATTTTAGGAATTATCTTTCTACTATTTATGGGAGTTATGCAGCAGATGGATTATTCAAACACCGGAAACTATTTACAGCAAAGTCAACTGTATACTCTTCAATTGTATCTCCTGAATCATAGGAAAGATCAATTGGAGCAACGGTAGTTGGCCAAATATCAACAAACTCATAAGTGTTCAAAATAGTAGCGTTATCATCTACGGTTCCATTATCTACACTACTTGGAGTAGCACCTCTACCTAGTTGCTGTACACTAGCATTTACCATATATTCAGATGGGCGTGTGGTTCCCATATTGTTACTCAATCTAACAATTTGCTCACTCCATTCTTCAAAAGCCCTTCTGAAGATAAAGTCCTCATCGTTGATAATAGTTACAGTCCAAACATCAATAGTCCTGTCACCAGCAACTTTAAAAATACGACCTCTAAATGGAACATCAATTGATGCTACATTTTGAGCTGGCAGTGATGCTGCTTTACACATAAATTGGAACTTATCTTTGTCCCAAGTGGATTGAACATTTGCCGGTAGTACCGGCAATTGGACGTTAAAGAGATTGGGCCTTGCCCCTCCTCCTCGAAGTTGACTTTTAAAGTCTGAGATGGTCTTGATTGCCATGATTTGCTATCCTCCTGTTTGTTATTTATCTAATAAGGTTAAACGCGACCAGCTACTTCTTCAAAGCTAACCCCAGTTCGGGTAGCAACGAAGGTTAGCGTGACATAATTAATCGACTTCGCAGGCTTCAGGAAGATGTCTGCGCGGAATTCATTATTATCAATAACATCAGGTGTGTTATTTGTTTCATCACAAATAACAAGGAATCCATAAACTCCCCTCTTCGCTTGAATATCACGAAGATATGGTTCAACAATATTACGGAAACTTGCTCTTGTTAATTCATCATTGAGTTCAAAGAGTTGAGCTTCAGCAGCTTTCTGCAATGCTTGCTCAACAGTAAGGAACAGACGACGAACATTAATACGGTCAAATGCAGATGCATAACCGAGAGCAGTCTTATCACCAAAGAGAAGTGTTCCAATTCCAGGTGTCGTGATAAAAGCATTAACCCTTAGAGGATAAAGAATATCTCTCTGTGCCTTGGTGGGATTGTATGCAAGTTTAACTGCATTATTAATAACACCACGCTGTTGACCAGCAGGTGAGAACCAAGGATAAGCAACAATATTTGTGCGAGTCATCAGACCAGCAACGTCAGCATTGGTTGGAATCCAACGGAACTTATTATTAAAGCGATCATAAGTATACTTATAACCAGCATCAAAAATGCCATAAGAAGTAGACATTAGTGGGCTGAAATACTTAACCAGATTATCCGTCTGAGTAGTAGCGTTAGTAACACCAACCAAATCTGCCCTATGTGGTCCAACAGTAGCAACACAATCTTTTCTACTATTTGCTAGAGAAAGGACATAGTTTGCTTTTGCCTGAGAATCTTCTAGGTTAGTGCATCCTGGACCCATAATCAAATAATCAACTTCAATTTCATCTTTATTTTCAAATTTACCATAAGATGTAATTAGATCAGAAAGTGCTGCCTTATACCCACCAGCAGCAGAGTAATCAACTCCCCCACCTAAGGTATAAGTGTTGTTACCTACAGCACTAAAGGTAATTCCTTGTGCATTCTGACCCCAGATTCCATCTGCTGTAGAAATTGGACTATAGGAAGCAGCATCACCAGCTGTAGTGGTGAATCCAGTTGCTCTTGGAGATGTTCCCCAATACGTGTCTGTTGCTGCAGAAACATTATATCCAGCATAAGTATTATCTGAGAAATCAGCCAGATATTGCTTGTAGTAATTCTTTTGAGGAGAATTAACATCTGATACAGAATCAAGTGCTTTAGAAAGACCCAGATGCTTCTCTAAGATATTACCTTTGATTCCAGTAATATCACCAGTATCATCAACTACAACCACATGCATTCCATCGCCTTTACCACTTCTATTAGTAGTATAGACATTGGATGTAGGTCTGGGAGCAATTGACTTCCAATAAGTCGTTGCATTAGTAAGATTTAGAGTTTGAGCATCATACCAATCAGCAATGGCAGACGACGTAGCACCAATACCTGTTCCTGTAGAAGTAACACCTGCATTATTAACAAAGTTGAGTGTCTGACTCGCTGCAAATGCATTAGATGTAGTTCCTTCTGCATAATCAATTGCAGTTTCAGTAGAACCAGCACCAGATGTTTCTACACGAGAAACAATTTTAACATCTACTGATCCATCTGTGGATGCATTAGTAGTAATGCCAGTAATAATTCCTTTTAGATAACCAGTGAATTCAGAAGTAGTTCCTGTTCCTGGAATAACTACACTGGCCAATGATGCCGTAACACCAAATCCAATAGTCGCACCTGCTACTGCGGGATCAGTGCTACCAATAGTAACTGTTTGATCCGCATAGTTGTCAATAACACATACTTTTAATGTGTTAGCCCATGTACCAGGATCTTTAGCAGCATAAGTGAAATTAGTAGCCGTATCCCAATTGTTCAAATAATCATCATAGTTCTTAATTTTAGATGCAGTTGTAGAAGCAATGCCAACACCCGCATTTGCGTTATTGAGTGTTGTTCCATCGGTTCGACATACTTTCAAGACTCCGCCGTATGATAGGAAAGAGGAAGCACTCATCCAATACTCATATTGAGCATCTGTTGAAATGGGCTTGCCAAATACATTAATTAAATCTTGCTCTGTAGCAACACTAATTGGATCATCAATTGGGCCGAGCGAGAATGGTCCCGCCAGTGCACCAATGTTGTCCAATACATTATCAGCTCTTCCTACAGTTAAATCAACCTCCCTGGTTAATACACCAGGAGATAATTGAGGAGTCGCCATGTTCTTTTTCTCCGAATCTCAGATTTATCTGAAATTATTTATTGTTTACACACTTTACATATACTCCCACATATATGATCGATCACCATACTCATCTGTATTCCATGTATTAGGACCATCTCTCAATCTATTCAGTCCTTGAGTTCCATCTTCATCAACAAACCACCTATCCCCATCTTTATCGACAAAACTTTTATCATCTAATCCATCACTAACAAAACCAAAAGGTGCCATATCTTGTTCAATTTGATTCTTTTGTTCTTCATATAATCTTTTTCTTACATCTTGATCTGTAAGTTCTTTAAAATAATCTTGAGCAACTAACCATGCAAATATGACAAGACACATTGCAAGGTCATCATTACATCCATCTTCTGCTTCAAATGAATTATTTTTTTGAATAAAAGTAGTCAATTCACTCATAATCTCATAATCATTGAATATAAGCTTATCTGTTTCAATTAATGTTTTAAGATTAAGAGATCCTACCTTCTTAACTGTTTTGGACATTTTAACTCCTAATTGAGTTTTCTTTCCAGAAAAACCCTGACCCACCACTTGCCCTGCTCTGCCCCTCATCGAGGCCATAAGCAAATTGGGATACTCCATATCATAATTTAAAATTGATGCTACCTGATCCCCCACATCATTTACCTCACAAAGAATAAAAGCATCATTATAACTCTTTGCTACTTCATAAATGACACTAGGAAATAGCATAGGTTTTATTTCATTATTTCTATATTTCGCAATTACTCTATGAGGAAATTCTGTTATATCAACAATTACAAAAGCAGAGTAATCTTTTACTACTCCTCGTGCTACATCCACTGTACAAACATAATCATGTCCCTTTAAAGGATCTTCATATACATCTAAACCAGCATTTCTTTTTAGAGGATTCTCATATACTAATGTTCTTAACTTACTGGGAGCAATAAGAGTATCAACTGATCCTAAAAATTCACATTCAAACTCAACTTTAAATTGCTGCTCTGATGTATTAGCAATAGTTTGTTGACGCCACTTATCATCTCTTCCTGGTACTTCCGACCAATGAACATCTGTAGGGATATACTCATTTTTTTGCCGTTCTGCATCATGCCATAAACGGTAAAAATGATTCATTCCATGAGGCGTTGAGACAATGATGACTTTTGTGCTCTTACCAGAAGTAATAGTAGGATAAACGGAACTAAAGAATGAGTCTGCAATATGGTTCGGAACGAATGCAAATTCATCGAGGAAGAGGATGTTAAACGACATACCTCGGACAGCACTCGCAGATGTAGAAGCTGCCAATATCTTACTGCCATTCTCTAACTCCAA